CGGCTCGTATCCTCACGGTGCCTCTCCCTTCCGGCCGCGTCGTGGAGGTGGACACCGAAGATTGGCGCGCCCGGTTCCCCTTCCGGGCGTACTTCGGTGTCTCCCCATCCGACGTGCTGCCGGAGGTGCGAATCCACAGGAGGGTCCACCCCAATAACCCGCTGTCCCTCAAGCTCACCGACGGCCGTGGTAATTTCACGGACGTCGGTAAAGAGCTGTTTAGGGACGCCTGGTGGGTGATGCAAGATCATATCATACACCCGCCAGGGACCGTGCCCCGGTTCTGGCCGATGCTGCCGGTCCTTCCAGATTTCAGACCGGCGCCAGGCTCAGTCCGGGCGCACGGCGCGGTTTATTGCCGGGTGCAACCAGACGGGAAAGCCCGGTTCTACTACGCCCCACCGCGCTGGTTGCAGTTCCTGCTGGACCCTTGGGCCCGTGAACTATATCGGGCGCTCAAGGCGATCCCGCAGGATTTCACGTACAACCAGCAAGCGGGTGCGGAGCGCGTGGCCGAATGGCTAAAGGCCGGGAGGACCGTCTGGTCCTTCGACCTTAGCTCGGCCACAGACCGGTTCCCGCTGGCTGTGACCCGGACGGTCCTGTGGTCCTTGTCTTCAAGGGCCAACAGGCCGTGGGTCGACCTCTTCTGTTGGATCGCGAGGCTCCCCGCTCGGACGGCCTACCCTGGGGCCAGCTCAGAGACTATAAGGTGGCGATGCGGGCAGCCTCTAGGGACTGTCCCTTCATTCGCCGCCTTTGCCCTGAGCCATCATGCTATTGTCAGGGCACTCTGGGCCCGGCTCGGTGGCGATCCCAGTACCGCCCCTTACTGTATCGTAGGGGACGATCTGGTGATCGCCGACCCGAGGCTGGCGGAGGCCTACCGAGCTTTCTCTACCCAGGTTCTCGGGGTAGAGATCTCGGAGCCGAAGTCCCTCGCGGGGAGGCTAGGCGAGTTTGTCGGGCGGCTCATTGCCCCAGATGGGATTGGGTTCAAGCTCAAGGCGCCTCAGCGCCTTGACTCTCGAACCCTAGCAGCGTACCTGTCCCTAATAGGGACGAGGGCGCTGCGCATCTGGAGGCAATCTCTACTTAGAGACCTGATCGCACTCATCCCTCGGGATAACTATCCCGGGAGCAATCCCGGTGGCATCCCGAAGGAATGGGTGGATCGGTTTCTAGTAGAGTACTTCGCGCTTGAACGCGAAGTAGAGCCGCCCCGGCTCTTCGCGGTGGATCCACGCCATACTGTGGAGGCCCGTATCGGACCTCTTTACAGTATGAGCGTGGTCCTCCCGCGAGAGCCAACCGCCACCGAGTGGGCGCCGCGAGGCGCCGCTGAGTGCGGGCCGGCCGGAGAGCCGGTGCGGTCCCACTATGGGGAACCGCAACCGGCTTCCGACCGCTCCCCCGGCTGGCTCCGCCGGGTCCTTGAGGCTGCCAGACGCTCAGGAATTACTGAGGTCTGGAAAGCCATCCGGACCGGCAGATGGAGCCGGCGCGGTGGCGGCCAGGGCCC